ATCAACAGCACAAGCTGGTACTAACCCAAGTGCGTTGAACGATAGTCCTTCTGCTGGTACATATACAACCGGTACAGGTATGACTACTGCGGCTGCTGAAGCACTTGGCGACGCTAGTGGAAATGCATTTGCTGAAATGGCGTTCTCAATTGAGAAATCAACTGTAACAGCAAAATCAAGAGCGTTAAAAGCTGAGTACACAATGGAACTTGCACAAGACCTTAAAGCAATTCATGGTCTAGATGCAGAAACAGAATTAGCAAACATTTTGTCTGCTGAAATTCTTGCTGAAATCAACAGAGAAGTAGTTAGAACTATCTACATCAATGCTGAGAAAGGTGCTTCTGCTAACACTGGTTCTGTTAACACAACAACTGAAGGTATATTTGACCTTGATACTGATTCTAACGGCAGATGGTCTGTTGAAAGATTCAAAGGTTTAATGTTCCAAGTTGAACGAGAAGCAAACACAATTGCACAAAGAACTCGTAGAGGTAAAGGTAATATGATTATCTGTTCATCTGATGTAGCTTCTGCTCTTCAAATGGCTGGTGTATTAGATTACGCTCCTGCGTTAAACAACAATCTTTCTGTTGATGACACAGGAAACACTTTTGCTGGTGTTCTTAATGGTAAATATAAAGTATATATTGACCCATATTCTGCTAACCAAGCTGCAAACCAATACTTCGTTTGTGGTTATAAAGGTACTTCACCATATGATAGTGGTTTATTCTACTGCCCATATGTACCTCTTCAAATGGTTCGTGCAGTTGGTCAAGATACTTTCCAACCAAAAATTGGGTTTAAAACTCGTTATGGACTACAAGCAAACCCATTTGCTGAAGCTGGTACAGGCGACGCTGCTGTTATTAACGGCGCTGGTTCTGCTAACAGCAACAGATACTATCGTAGAGTACAAGTACAAAACTTAATGTAATTGTAACTTATCGTTAGTAAACGATTAAAGGGTCGCTTCGGCGGCCCTTTTTTTTCTTATAAATACTTTTATAAAATGATTTAATATGTCAGGTGATTATGAAAAAATTAAAAGAACATGCAATAAATAAACAGAATCTTTTCATAGATGGTTATTACATCAACAAAAAAGTATGTGATAATCTAATAGATTTTTACGAATCCGATAAAGTAGAAAAACATGATGGTGTAACTGGCAGTTCATCTACAGGTGATTATGTAAATAAATCTATAAAAGATTCTAAAGATGTTAGTATTTTTTGGCCAAAACAAATATATGAAGATTTTGAAGTTAATGATTATTGTGAATCTATGGATGTGGCCTTAAATCAATATTGTGAAAAGTGGAAAATGTTAAATAACGGAGGACATTTTACAATGCACACAATGTTTAATGTTCAAAAGTATAATCCAACCCAAGGTTATCATAGATGGCATTGTGAAAGAAATGATGTAGGAGTAACAAAAAGAATGCTTGTTTTTATGACTTATCTTAATGATGTTACTGAGGGTGGTGAAACTGCTTTTTTATATCAAAAAACTAAAGTAAAACCAGAAAAAGGACTGACATTATTTTGGCCCTCCGATTGGACACATACACACAAAGGTATTGTTTCTCACACACAAACAAAATATATTGCTACAGGATGGTATGTCTATACAAAACTCCCAGCCGGGCAAGGAGGGTTAGAATGGATTTAGAAGTTACGCCAGAAGCTATTCAAAGAATGAGAGAACGAACATATTCAGGCACGGAAGGTGATATGGTATGTAATATGGGTGCTATAGGATTTAGAATAACCTGTTTAGTGTTAGAAGATTGGGACGATTATGAACATAGTATGTTAACATCAAAGTATGATTATCCAGCAGATATGCATGGCACACCTTTACCTGACCACGGATTTAGGAGAATATGGCCGAATGGTGGTTCAAATTTTTATTGTAATGCTGACCCACATTTTTATGGCACACCTGGCTTAGAAGAAGAAAAGCCTTTAAAATATGATATATGGGAATATAAAAAATTAGTATCTAGAGATAGTTTAACATACAAACGAATATTTAATAGAGAATGGTATTGGTATTTTTACGATAAAGAAAATAAAATAGGAAATGGTCATTTTATGACGGCAATATATAATAAAAATACTAGAAAATCTGAAGATATACAATCTAATGATTATGTGCAAGACTATGATGGATTCAAAATTGTACTATCTCCTGAAAGTAGAGAATTGTGTCAAAATAAAATAATTCATATGATTCCCAAAGATTTAGATGATGAGTGGACAAAAACTTATATAACCGAAGAGGTAATATCTTATAAATAATAATATGGCGATTACATTTACAAATACAATACAATCACATATGGAAGATATTGGAAATTTGTGGGTTTTAAAAACTCACAATGTGATATTTGAAGTTGATGAAAGTCCAGTAGAATCCTTAAACGAATTCACTAATAAAAAACATATAGGATTCAATTATAACCCAGATAGTGAAGATGTTTCAGATACATATCTAAAAAAACTAAACCTAGATTATTTTACTTACAACTCAGACACAAGAACTGGTACTGGTGTTTTTTTATATAATGTATCAACTATACCTTCAGGCATGAACAGTCAAGAATTAAATAATTTAACGGTATATTATGACACAGACACACAATTATTTTGTGATAATAAAACAATAGATTGTGAATCTGATGATGTACATCATACGATAACTGTATAAATAATTATTACCATAGGACATGGTTGACAAGTCCATCTAAATCAATACAAATTAGGTGGAAACATGAAAATAAATAAAATTTTTTGTTGGCGTAAGGGAAAAGAAGCAAAAAATCCTTGGAGACAAGGTACTAAAAAAATATTAGGAGACAAATTTTATTGCTCTTATAGAGGAATTAAATACAATATAAATGACAACAACAAACTCTTACACAAGACAACCAACTAAATTAGACTATGCTTCACCTACGCAGTTTAAGTTCAATATAATTAAACTGCCTAAGGTGGAGTATTTTGTTACATCTGTCAATTTACCAGGCATATCTATGGGCTCTGTAAATCAGGCCACACCTTTAAAAGATTTACCAGGTCCTGGTGATAAACTAACATATGACACATTAACACTAAACTTTTTGGTAGATGAAAACTTAGAAAACTATCGTGAGATACATGGTTGGTTAACAGGTTTAGGATTTCCTAGAGACCATTCAGAATTTGCAACACTACAAGGTGCTGGTACAGATAGATTTCCCACAACAACAAACAATGTATCAACAGAAATAGGAAAAGTAAAATATGGTGCTCCTGATGAAGGTGGTATTTACTCAGACGCTACATTAATGATTTTATCAAGTAAAAATAATTCAGTATTAGAGGTCAGATTTAGAGATGTTTACCCTATATCTTTAGGTGGCCTTGACTATAATCAACAAGCAGGAGATGTAGAATATCTAACTACATCCGTAACCTTTAACTACAAAATTTATGAATTTGCAACAGTAGGTAATAGTTCTACAACAGTAACTACATCCTAACATTGACATATCATAAAATTTGTTATATAATGATAGACTATGACATTAGAGGAACTACAAGAATTAGTTGATAAGGATTTAAAACTCAACGAAAGTGAGTTAGATTTAGAATCTTTAAAGACACCACAAATTCACAACAAATATCTAAAACACTATAATAATTTTAAGTTATTATTGGTTAGGTCTGAATCTGAATATAAATCACTTAAAAAGGAAAAGTGGGAGTATTATACAGGTAAGGCCAACCCACAAGTATATAAAGAAAAACCATTTGACTTAAAAATATTAAAACAAGATATTGATAAGTACCTTGATTCTGATGAAGATTTACAAAAACTATCTCAAAAGATATCTTATTTAGAGACTGTTATTGATTACTTAGATAGAATATTAAGACAGATTACTAATAGAGATTGGCAAATAAAAAATGCTATTGAGTGGCGTAAATTTACATCAGGCGCAGTATAATGTTATGGAACAACCATCAAGTCTGTTAAAGACATCCTACATATCGTATTTTGAAAATGCAATTGATTCT